TACACTACTTCTATCAATTTCGTCGTGCAATGGGCGTTCATAATTACCAATTTTAAATTGATCGTTAATAAACAATTCGCCTGTTGCATCAAATACACCATTTTTATCGTTAGCATAAATTACAAGTTTACCTAGTTCGTTACGTGAATATACAACTGTAGCGTTACCAGTAGAAGTAGTTACTCTTACGCCTTCATCAACAATTGATGTAACTGCTGAAGGTACAGTATTGCTTGCTACTACTGTCGTTTCTCCGCTAGTATAAGTAATATTTCCGCCACCGTCGACTCCAGTCTTAAATATACCCGAAATATCTATAACTTGTATTACGTTGTTATTAATTTGTTTTACTGTTCCTACAACAGTATTGTTTTCTTGCCTTATAATATCACCAACATTTACAGCATTAGGAAGATTTCCTGCTAGTGTTAATTCTACAGGAATATTAGGAATGTTTACAGGATCTAAAACATAAAATACATCAGTAATCTTACGTCTAATAGTATGAACATCAGACGTTAAAAATGTTTTCCAAGGAATGCCAGGTTCTGTAATATTGCTAAACGGAGTTTCAATTTGTCTTATTGTTCCCTGTATAGTGCCGTCACCTAAATTTAAGTTTCCGGCGGCAGCTCCAATCGGCTGTCCTGAAAATCCTATATTTGCATTTACTCTTTGTAATAATGCAGAATCTTCATATAACTCAATTTGCTGTGCTGAAATAACTTTAACAAAATATGTTCTGTTTTCTAAGCCTTTAACACCTTGCTGTTGAATAGTATCATACGGAACATTAACATTACTATTATCAAATTGTCCAGTATCAGGTAACACAATGTTATCATTTGGTACGTCGGTAATTATTATTGTATCAGCATCAGACAACCCGTGATCTGTTTGTGTAATTAGTTTCATTGGCGATGTCATATCAATTCCAGTAATATTAACACCAGAATTATTACCATAAGCATTTGATAAATCATTCCAATCTAAATACAACCTGTCTCCAATATTACTTCCTTCATAAGAATCAATCGGAGCTCTTACTAAAATATGATCAGTTGACACTGCTAATGGTAAATCACCCATTGCAAGTGTAGGGAAGTCTGCATAAGAATTATGAACTTTGTATAGTTCTGAACGCCAGCGGCTTGCGCTGTCAAAAGAACCAAATACTATATTATCAGTATTACCTTTTACGCTTCTTCTTGATTTATATAGTCCACCTTCATATTGTACAATAGCACCTAATTTATAATCACTTGTGAGTGTAAAGTTGTCTTTAAATGCACTTTTAACATATGTTGCCTCTGGAGCACCAACAACAATATATTCTCCATCTGGACTCATTGCAACACTAGATCCAAACTTACTTGCGCCGTTGTCAAAGTTTGTAATTGGTTCTAGTGTTTGGTGTGGTTGCAGTGTTCCATAAACTGTGCTGCCATCCTGCTGTCGCTTGTATATGTGAACTTTGCCTTCACTATTTTCTGGAGAGCCAATAGCAACAAAAGTGTTTGTAGTATCAGCAGCAATTGATTTACCAAAACTTGTATTTGATTGTGTTGGATTTATAACATCTTCATCTAAATCGTATGCAGGAGATGATTGTATTACATTCCATCTACCTTTGTCGTCAGCACTATCAATCCAAATCTTTTCCTTAGTTGCAATATCTCTTTGTGCGTACTCATTTGCATCTTCTAATTTAGAAACACGATTGGAAACAAATGTTGTTAAAATTCCTACTGTACTGCCGTCTGATTCTTCTACACCTGTAAAAGCTACATCACCTAAGTCTATATCAATTCTATTTACAGAACTACTTAATACTTTATAAAATCCGTTAAGATCAGTAATATTTTGTATTCCAATAAAGTCGCCTTCTTTAAAGTTGCTTATTTTATCAAGAACTAATGTGCAAGCATTTCCATCAGGTATTGCATCTATTATAGTATAGTTTGTATCGATATGTTTGTATACATTCCATTCTTGATCTTCAAATGTTACCCAAACATATTCATTTCTGTCAAAATCTGTTATATCTAAATTTAAAATTTCATCTTTATTAGTTACAATAAAATTAACATCATCTTCTCTTACATATCCAGCAGTTTTAATCGGAGTTTCTTCAACATATGCTGTTGGAAATGGCTTTCCGTTATAATCTTTAGGAGCAACATATACACTAGACGGTAATTGACGGTATATTAAATCTGAAACATCATCAGGTATTATACTTGTTAATAATATTGGCTGAGGACTTAATCTAAATTGTTCTTCGTCTAATAAAAATTCAAGTTCTTCATATCCGTCAGCTGCACCGTACTGTCCTGTTCTAACAGCCCACTCTTCATAAAAATTTAAACTTTCTTTATCTACTGCGCCGAGTGCATCAAACAGTTTAGTTAATGCGTTTTTAGTACCTTTGTCAGCAATAAAGCCTTGATAAAATTTATACTGACTAACATCGTCATTAATAATATTTGCTAGATAATCACGCTTTTGATAACCAATTAAATGCTGTGCAACTTCTTGCTGACTAACATCAAAGTTATCAGTGTCTAAATCGTAGAAGTCTGCAAACTGATTAGTTTTGTATTCTAAATTAGTTAATAGTCCCGGAGTTGGTTTTTCATCTAATCTATACCAGTTCTTAGAAACAAATACTTCGCTACCAGTTATTTTTTTAGTTGCAGTGTAATAGTATTCTTTGTATTTAACTACGTCACCAATTGCATAATCTTTCCAAGGTGTCCATTCTGTTACTACTGCTTGGTCGTATATAAATCCTGGAATATTTAATCCACCAGACCAATCAGCAGTTCTGTATCCTAATACACGAATTCTTTCTTGTCTATAACCAGGTTCTAGATCGTAAATAGTGTCCTTAAACGCTGTTTCATTATCTAAAATTACTACGTGTTCTTTTTGAACTAATGGAAGTTTTATTGCGTAAATTCCGTCAGCAGTATTTTTAACAGTGAATAAAAACTCATTGTCGTTAGTTCTTAAAATATTACAAAATTCTGATTTTAGTTTAGTTCCGTCTGCCTTTACAAGTCCGTAATCATAAAATGTATCAAATACGTCATCAACAACTGCATCACTACGTTTAAACTCAATTCGCTGAGCCGACGGGCTTACTGTAAGTAAGGATCCGGTATCCCAATTCTGTAAAGTCCAGAATAAAAATTCTTTTGAACTTAATTTCCAATTTTCAATTTGTTCTAAATTACTATTAAAATTGTTAAAAACAAAACCTTGATCTAATAAATGCTCGCCGTATCCTAACAAAAAGTCTACAACAGCTTGACTATCGGGTAGTACAGATCCGTATGGTAATTGTTGTACAAAAGTTTTATCAAACTTTGATCTAAATATTGCAGATCTTCCGCCAGTAACTGGCAAGCTAGGCAATCTAGCGAATTTAGATGTATCAAAGTTTCCAGTACTAGTATGTGTTTCTTTAGTTCTATAATAAGCATTATTATACTCAACTATTGAACTTTCAGTATACCGTTTTCTTTCAGCCCATTGAATATACGAAGCACTAATGCCGCCAACACTGACTATTGGGTCTTTTTCGTTTTTATCAAACTTATAATATTTAAAAGCAGGGTTAGTTACATCATATCCTCTAATAACATATCCTGATGATATTTTTTCTACAACAACACCGCTATAAGTAACAATTTCAATAGGACTACTTGTTTGTAACGTTACATTATAATTTTCTTCTGGAATAAAAACGTTGCCTTCATTTAAAGGTGTTCTAGAATCAAGTATTAAATTAAATTTAGACTTATCAGTGAATCCGCCTATTTTAAATGCCATTTGATTTGTAATACTTTTTATATTATTTTGATAATTTTGATAGTTAACTAAAATATTACTTGCAAGGTAGTTTGAAATAAAGTTTATAAATCCAGAACTATATACACGATTAGCAGTTTCTTGCGCTGAGTTATTAGGAAATACTAAGTCTTGTAGACGCAGTCTTTTGTTAGTTTGAGAATAAACTAACTGTCCGGCACTATTTCTAATTGTGCGCAATCTATCAAAACCTAAACCTATAATTTTTGAAGGTTGATTTAAAATCCAAGATTTAAATAACGAGAAAGGATAATCTGAACTTTTCCTCCAAGCAGTTTCAACAGGAGCTTCGTCACCAAACTTAAATGGTTGACGAGTTAACGCATTTACATAGTCACGAGCATAGCCGCTATCTAAAGGACTTAATAACTCTCCTTGTCCATTAACTGGCAAATTTGAAGTTAAGTTTGGTCTAATGTATTTTTTTAATATTACTTTTGCTTTGTTAGGCTCATTAATTATACCCTTTTCTAAATCAGACCACATAACATCATTATTACTAGTATAAGGAGCAGGCCCATATTGTGTTTCCCACCAACTTGGTTTAATATTAAAACCTAACATTTCCCAAGGATGAGTATGCGGCCTATCAGTATCATAAGCCTGATTATATATTGCTCGCCAGTAGCCTGGTAATATTGTTCCAGTTGGGGACGTCATTGAGCTATAGTTATAAGTAAATCTGTCTTCTCTATTATAAAAATTCGAATCAGTATAATCAACATTGCCAACAGTGTTTAGCCAAGATGCAAAATCTTTTAACATTGTGTTGTTTATAGAATCAAAGGATATTCCGGTTGTTCTAGCTGCGCCTGGAATAAAACTATGAATATCAATTAAATTACTGTTATACTGTACTTTTAAATTGTTATAAATTCTCTTTTCAAGTTCTAGTATTAAGTCATCTCTGTAGTCATTAAACGCAGCAGTAATCGACCCATCGTGGCCTTGAATAACTGTCTGGGGTGTTGCATAAGAACTGTCAACAAACAGTTTTGGTTCAAATTTTGGATATAAACCTAACTTTGTCGGAGTCGGCGGAACATAAGAACCGTCAGTTGTTTCGAATTCAAATATAGTAATTTTATCAGTGGATTCTAGTGTAGTAGTAATTTCACAAAAACCATCTGCATTAAATGTATAATCCTTATCGTAAGTTAATTGTACATCATTTAAGTAAACGTTAACAGCTAATATGCTAGGAACAGTGATGTCAAATGCTTGTGTAAGTGCATAATATACATTACCTGGTATAGCATCATAGTCAAGTCTTCTTGCTGCGCCAGTTGGAACCATATCACTAAAGTAAAATGGTAAGTTACTTGTTTTGTTTTTGTTTAACTCTTTAAAAATTAAATCAACGTGTGCTTTAGGTGTACCGTCAAATCCTAATCCTAATGATGTTTGTAAAAATAATCTTTTAAATTTTGCGTATTCTCTTCTAGCAAAATCCATAGACTTAATAATATTTGCACTCTTATCTGTAATATGATAAAGTGATAAATTAGTCGGTCCACTATGTTGTAAGAATCTTCTACCATATTGTGCAGCGTTGCTAATATCACGTAAATTTCCTGGTCCAGGATAAGTTCCAAAAAATTCATCTGTTTCTTGTACTATAGTAGAAACGTGTTCGTTAACTTCGCCTAATGTAAATGTTGTTACATCGTTGTTTAATGGATTGCGTTCTAAGTTTCCAGCAATTTCATATATACCATTTTCATTTTTGGTTGTAGCAGAACGTGTTCTTAGTACTACAATATCATTTTCATTTAATGGATTATTAAATCTTACTGTTGCAATTGTTCCTATGTTTACAATTTCATAGTCTATGTTAACAAATTTAAGATTGTTATTTACTGTAATTCGAATATTTAAATCTTCAAGTATACTGCTGTTGTCGTATACATCTACTGCAAAATCTGTTTGGTTTGTATTAGCAACATACTGACGTAACACACGCTGAGTACTTTCAGTATTTGCTTTGATCCATCCGTTAACACTATTGTAATTATTTCTAGACGAGTAGTTATGTAACACACATACATCAGTGCCTTGTGTTACTGTTGCTAAAGATGTATCTGTATACGTGAACGTGTCTAATAATAGATCAAAGTTAAAAACTAAATCTCCAATATTTTGTATACTTTTATAAGATAACGGAAATCCTAATTCACTGTCGGTAATTCCTGTACCAGTTTTATAAGAAAATAATTTAGTTCCGTTAAATGTTGAATTAGGATACATTGACGGATCTGCGTAACTATCACCTACATCATCAAATAGATCAAATAGTGGTGACTGATTAACTTGTGTTTTTTCTTGCGTTAAATTCCACGAAGTTCCATTATAGTAAAACATTTTTCCTTGGTATGCTTCACCTTGTAATGCTAATACTGTTTCGTTTTCTAAAGGATTAGAATCAGACTCTTCAACTAAACTTATTTGTCTACGACCTTTATGTCTAACAAATTCAATTTTATAAATTTTACCTGCTTCTCGAATATCTTCGTCAGCAGTAAACAATACACGCATACCATTTACAAGATCTATTCCGTCAACATTATATCCTAAAGATCCTTCAATTATTGAAAATATATCTTTAGTAAATGTATCAATAACATCTACGTTCTTTTTGTTGCTTGTTCCAAAATTAAATAATTTTAATCCTGCTTCAAATTCAACAATTGGTCTAGTAGCTCTAGCACTTTGATCAGCACTTACAGTTTGTCCATTTGCTATTGCAGATGCTTCAATTACATCTTTATGGAACCATCTATTATATCTGGTCCACATATTTTTATCAAGACTTCCGCGATTAATTACGATATAATCTTTTGCAGTTGGGTATCCGTTAGCATTTGCAAATGGTAATCTATCAAATGCATTTGTATCAAACGGAACATCTTTATTGTCTGCATACGATCCAGGTATTTCTAAACTAGACTCTTTTATTAATTTAATAGAACTGCCAACGCCCTCTACATACCAATCACCCTCTGCATACTCTGCAGGAGTTACAAATCCTGCAAAAGATATTTTCATACCATTTGAAAGTACTGTACCTTGAGATGATTTATATGTTGTTTTACCTAATACTTCTTTTTCGACATCAATTTCTGTATTTTCTTCAATATCTTTAATTTGTATTAGACCAGTATTATTAATATCATTTTCAGCAACATAGTATAATACTTCAGGAGTAGAATTGCCAACTGTAAATGTTATTTTTCCTTTTTCTACGGCTTGCGCACTCACTCCATCGTCATAGTTAAAACTTTCTTCTAGCGTTCTTTTTGTTTTAATAGTAATTGGGGTACCAACTGCATCTACATCAAATGTATATGTTTGGCCTCTATACAAAATTAGTGTTGGATTATTGACTAATTCATCTGTACTAAAACTATATGTAACATTGTCTACATTATTAATAAGTTTAACAGCAATAGTACTTTCAACACCACGTTCTTGTCCTGCAATTCTTACAGTTTGTGGACCATACGGTAACCAATAATACTCACGAAAGTTACTAAACTTATCCCAATCAATATGAGGATTCCACGCATAAAATTCTTGTGAATTTAATATATCTTGATTTTGAACGTTACCGCCAAAACTGCTAATTTGATTTAAGTAGTCATTGTAATCTTTATAAAAAGTTACATTGTCTAAATTGTCTTTAATTATTGTTGCTGGTTCAAACTGATAGTTTTCTCTGTTCGTTGACACATCGCCAACGTAGTTGTCGTCGGCATTATATGCTTTTGAAATTTGTCTGCCGTAATAACCATTTAGCTTTTCAGCAACTCCTGGTTGAGTAAGCTGATCTAATGTTGCTTGTAAAAACTTTTTATTCGTTTCTGTTCTAAAAAATCGAGGTAGTAAAGATTCACTTTTTCTGTTATTATTACCTTCTGCTGGCAACGGATATTCATTCTGATCGTTGTCGTATGACATTAGTAACTTAGTCCTCCACTTGATGAGCTACTGCTTGAGATATTGCTCGAGACATTGCTTCCTGAAGCACTAACTACTCCTGATGCTTGTGTTGCATCAGCATATATTGCTCCAGTTGCTTTTAATTTTGACGCTGTTAATGACGATACTACTTCTATATTTTCTACAGTTGCAGAGCTAATAAACACTTCGTCGGCTTCACTTCTTACTTCAAACATACTACCAAAAGATAGTGATTCTTGTATTGGTACAATTACAAATGCTGCAAGATCAGGAGCAAGTTGTGTCATTACATAATTACTAAGTTCTGAAAAGTAAAATGTATCTCCAAACTCCCAATTTTCAATTGCAAAAAATTCATTTATTGCTGCAATTACATTAGCTTTTAATTCGTTTTCGTTTACAACTCTATCCGGGTTTTTAACTATTTTAAACATTGCTTTTAAATCATCCGATGCTTCAGTACCAAATAGTACTTTGTACTTAACCGGATGATAAATTACTTCATCTGATATCGACTTAATTTTGTTAATTTCTTCTCCAAAATTAACATATAAAGTATCTGAACTAGGTGCTAGTGGTCTAGTTTCTATTGCTCCTTGCAAATACTGTCGATATAATGTATCGTATTGCTTTGTAAGCATATATACATCAATAATATTAGAACTACTAGGATCAATTCTACTACTTTCGTCAGCAGCGTGTTCGTATTGGAAAATAATTTTATCTCTTCCTGAATATGCTCTATAGTCAACTGACAATTCTAATTTTTCTGTTGTTACATTATAAACTTTGAATATGTTTTTATCTATCTGATAGAAAACAGAATTATCAGGATAGCTACCTATACCATTATCAGTTATTTCTGCTTCGTTATCTACTACTTGTATGTTTTCAGTTGTTTGATCAACATATCTAAAATCGTCAACATTGTCAGTTGTAATATATTTCTTTAAGAATATATATTTCTTACTTGCATTAGTAGTAATAAATTTGTCAAATATTTCTGGATCGTCAACTACGCCGTCATCGTCGCTATCAAAAAACCCTACTTCTATCTTCTTAGAATCAACATAACCTTCGCCGTCTCTGTATTCTTTAACAATTTCCCAATTGAACGGAACTGTAAATGGTGTTAAGGCATAACCGCTGGCGTCTGGTTGAGTATTAATAGACATTAACGATATTTTGTCTTTTATAATTTGATTAGTTAAAGGATCATATACTTTATCTGAACTGTCATAATAGAATCTTATTTCTCTGTCACTTTCAAATACATAACGCTGACCTCTATAGGTTATTGTATATGTTTCGCCATTGGTTTGAAATAATAGTACCCAACTTGCATCTAAGTTTTGATTAGATAAATCTCCAGTTTTACCAGTACTAAAGTTTGAACGTATATCAAGATCAGCTTCTAGTATAACACGCCAAGTATTTGTTTGGAAGTCATATCGAAGTCCAAACGTTTTATAAGTAAATATTTGGTCAATTATTTGTGTTTTAATTTGTGTTTCTACTTCTGTAGTAAACAACGGTTTAATTTCTGTTAACTGAGGAGCTGTTGTTATATCATTATTAATAGGACCTGGAATGATGTCGTTTAGAACAATAGCACCCTGTCCGTCATTTGTATTGTTAACTCCAGAACCACTAACGCTTACAACTTTAGTCCATTTATAAGTTGTTGCACCAGGATGATCTGCAGAACCTGCCATTATAGTTCCATCAGGCATAAAATGATACCCGGACGGAGCTTCAAATTTAAGCATTGCTCCAGGTTCCAAGTACTGCAACGTTGATGCTGTAAATGTTCCCGTTTTTAATTTAGAAAAATCTGCATCTGTTAGATAACCTGTAGTTATGTTTTGCGCTCGGGTAACTTGATTCCATCTTGCTCCAATATCGCTAACTAATATTTTTGCAAACTGTGCATAGTAAAAGTTTTTAACTTTGTAGTCTTTTAAAATTCTTTCAATTTGAGTTTTAATAATACCTTCAATATCTGTCTTTGTATTAAATGTAAATGTCTCTTTATTTGTTAGCGTTTGTGTATAAAGTATTCCATCTTTACCGTATAAGTTAGTTTTACTGTATTTTCCAGTTGCATCTAGCAAATCGTAATATCGTGATATTCCGCTCGACGTTCTGTTTACACTTTTTACTTTTATAATTTCTTGACTAACTGCTAGTGGTGCTATTTGATAATCTTCACCTGTAACCATTCTATTTTGTGTATAGTATGTTGCAGGTGCATTTGCTTTTATTTCATTATTTGACTCAGAAGTAGTACCATTGTCAACTGTGTATTTTAACGCTAAGCCAATTGTAAGTTTTTCGCTTGTTCCTGTTTTACTTTGATAAGGAATGCTAATTGTAATATTAATTAATTCGTCTGGAGTAATGACGTAATTTCTATTATCACTAGTTCTATAATATATTTTAAAGTTTCCTTTTGGTAAAGATCCAAAAGTTCCGTCACTAAAAACTAAACTAACTCTATCTTCAACACGAGTTAATACACTATAAATGTTTCTAATATTTTTACTTAAACTATTATACACAATATTGTTGCCTTCTACAGCATCAACCTTTGTCCATAATTCTGATTCGTTGCCAAGGTTATCTAATTTATATAACCAAGTATCTGAATTGTTAACATTAATTGCATCAATAGCAACAACTTGATTAGCACTTGGTTTAGAAATATTAAAATCGCCTTGATCTAATCTTCCTTGTCTAAAGTGTGCAAAAAATCCTGTGTTATTTGATCCAGCACCCTGACCGTCATCTCTATACAAAAACGCAAAATTACTTCCTGGTAGAGGAGCTTCTTCAATAATGTTTCCAGAACCAATATCAGTACTAACTATTTCAAACTGTGTAGACTTACCGTCTACACTTTTACTAAAGCCAAATACTGGAATATCAGTGTTTGTGCCATTTACTCTATACTGTTCTGCACTTATACCATTAACTGTATCAGTTTTGTTTGGTCTTCCAAAAACTCCATTTGCTGGTAGTGCTGAATTTAATACTTTAACAAACTGCTCGTACCAGTCTTGATTTGAAATATCGTTCCATACAATAGTCTGTCCTGATAAATTAGTTCCGTTAGAATCAAATAAATCTTCAGTTGTACTAATTGTTTCAAACTTTAATAATCCGTTGGATGCTTGATTACGTTTAGGATTATAGGAAAGCAATCTTGCTAAACGTAATACGCTTTCACGGCGTTCTGCTAATTCTAAAAAGTTTTCACGGGCATTTAAATCAATTCGAAAACTAATATTTTGACCTAAGAAAGCAATAAGATCAATTAATGCCAAGTATTCACTTGACTCTACATAGTCATTAAAATCTTCTGGATAGTTTTCTCGTAAATATGAGATCATTGTTCTGCGAAGATTGTCAAAGTCATAGCTTTGAAAATCCGCATTGCGGAATGACTGGTAAACACGCTTCCAATCTTCTGCTAATAATAGTCTGTTTTGTCTGTCGGTTGTTGACATACTTGCTTTCCTTTATGTGTAACAGTATTTATTAAGATTAGATAAGTGCGTATATAATTCTTTAAGTTAAAATTGAGTTATCTTCGTCAAATCTCATACGCATACTTTCTGAGATATTATACGGCAAATACAGCAATGTACACTCTATCATAATGCCGCTTTCGTATGTATCTACAGTAACTTGTTCTACTTGAACACGTGGATCATAATTAATAATTTCTGTAACGTTATTTGCTATTGCTTCTCTTAAAAGTTCGGTCATTGGTTCAAAAATAACGTCCCAAATAATAGTTCCAAATTCAGGATTCTCAAGTTTTTCGCCTACACGAATATGAAAGTGATTAATAATATCTTGCTTTATAAGAGCAATATCATAAAGATTAAAACTAGTATTTTCTGGATTTGTTGTTGAAATGCCTCTGTAAGCACGACTTTCGACTGGGGCGGAAGGACGTTTATTTCCTTTTACTGTTACTTCTTTGTATAATTTTTTTTCTTGTGTGCTCATAACGTATTTACCCTCTATTGCGGACCTGCCGCAGGATCTACACGATTACCTGCTTCAATGTTTGTTCCTGCTGGTTCTGTTGTAATACTTGCTACAGGAGTTAAGTCGCCAGTTATAATTTTGCTTGCAAACCCTCTTCCTAAACCAATACGATTAGCAGTTTCTTTGCCGCCTTGATCGGCATATCCAACTGCTCTGCGGAACTGCTGTCCTAAAGCACCAAAGTCGTAACTAGTCCAAGTTACACTTTTGGATTGAATATATGCACAAGCAATTCTTACAGCAATTTCTGGATCATTAACTAAGTCAGGATTTTGTACAATTTCAGGATGTCCTGCTTTTGGACCGTAGGTTTCGTAGTTACCTTTAAACGTTAACTGTATTAGTCCTCTACCACGGTACTTGTAGCCTTCGTTTTGTGCGTTGCCGTATCGATTTCCGTAAATAGTGTTACCAATAGCAGCAGGACCTGCTGCTGCAAGTTCTTGTGCAAACGCATCTGTTTTAACTCGCGTTGGGAATACTCTACGTAATGTACTTGCTCTATAATTTAAGTTTTCACTTCTTGGTTTGAATCCACATTCTGCTTGTATCTGTGCCATTGCCATACCAAGTGCTTCTGCGTTACCTGGAGTTTCTCCTTCAGCAAGTCTATTAGGATCTGCTGATTTAAGTGCATTTGCTGGATCTAATCCAATTTTCTTAATTAATTCATTTAAGAAGAATTGTTGTAATAATGTAACTTCAACTGGTTTAGCTGGCTGATCTCCTGTAGGTCCTACTTGACCAGGAACAACTGTCTGCGGACCGTTTGTATTTGCCGCTGTAACTGTTGCGCCGCTTGCAGCGCCAGCACTTGTAGTTAAGTCACTATCGCTACTTAGTAACGGTGTAGATTCTCTTAATGCTGGACTCGGAGAACCGCTTGCTTGTGTAAATCCTGGAGTAAATGTTCCAGGGTCTAAATGCTCGTGGCCTAGCCACGGCTCGTGTACTGGAACACGCACAGGCCACAGAGCAGGGGCTGCAACTTGTGCTTGAGCTGCACTTCCTGCCGTTGCTGCTTCAGTCGCTGCTGGACCATTCATATGAATTTCAGTGGCTGTTTCGTTATGATTGCCGCCACTCAAAATATCTGTATTTCCGCCTGCTGTGAAATAATTATATCCTCCAGTGTTTAAGTCTAAATTTGCCTGTGTATCTTTTCTGTTACCTTTAGTATTAATGTCTAGTGTTGCGTTATTTGTAATAGTATGAGCACCAGTTACAATTAAATCTCCAGTAGCGCCAACAAATATTTTCTGTGATGCACCAACATAATGATTTTCATCAGCGCCAATCTCCATATTGTGTTTGCCGCCAACTTTATAGTCACTGTTATTACCAACAGTAAGTTTATAATCTCTACCTGCATTATAGTTAATATCACGTGCCGCAGTCATATTAATATCTCGATCAGCACTTATATTAAGATCATTTTGAGTCCTAATACTAATACTATCTTGTGCATAGATATCAATTTTGCCGTTGGCAGTCATTTCTATCCAAGAACTGCCTGTTGCATTGCCAATATAAATTAAGTCTTCTGAATTATGTAGAAGAATTTGATGGCCTGTGCGTGTTCTAATCCTAAAAGATTCACCTTTAGGTAGTGTCTTAATGCCGGTGGTTGCTTGAGCGTCAGCAACTACATCAGTATATAACATTGCGTCTTGTCCGGCGAAACTATTTCTTAAAAAACGTTCATCGCCGTCATCCATAACAATACTAGAACCACCTAGTATACTTGTAAATGTTTGTGTACTATACTCTTTTGGACCAACTGAACTTTTAGGAGCTCCGTTTCTTTTGTCTCGAGGTCCTGGAGTACTAATACCAAATACACTACTAGGTAAGTTTCGTCTGCTAGTACTATTAGCAGGACCTCTAATATCGTCATCTACTAGACCTTGTCTTCCAAGTATAGTATAAAAATCATTATTAACAGGTTTAATATATTTTGAAGGATCGTTTCCGACGCCAGACGAAAGTCTTTTATTATACTCCCCTGTAGGAAGTTTTTTAGAACTGTCAGTATTATTAAATTCAGTGCCGGCCCACGGATCTGGTGTCATATGATTTTGATACACGTCTGGAACACATCCTATCCAATAGCCCCTTGCTATGTTACCTTCTGCAAACATAACAAGTACCTTTGTTCCTACACTAGGAGGTATCGCCCAAAATCCGTAACTTTTCTGTGTTCCTTGAAAGTCATCTTGACTAGTGGTTCCGTCAATTGGAGTAACTCCGGCAAACGGACTCATATATTGTACTGTAACAATTTGTCCTGATCGTTCGGGCTGATTACCCGAAGTGCTATTTTTTAATAGTTCAACTTGTATTGCACCCATTCTTTTTGGATCAAGCAAGGATACAACCAACGCTTCATATGGCCCTGGATTGATTACTAGCGTTTTTCTCGCTGAACGTCCATCAATTGCCATTACTGCGGATTCCCTGTATTATTTGTAATTTGTTCCTTGCCTGCATCGGTGTTTTCTGTCGACTTTACTGCACCCGGATCACTAGATAGTCCAGTAATTGGTGAGTCGTCTTGTTTTGGTCTTCTGTTCATACTTAACACCTGTGTAAATTTTCCGCCACTAAAACTGTTTTCAACAGTGTTTACTTTGTATAATCCACTAAATGCCTTTACTGGAATAGTATCCTGTGGGAATATCATTGATCCTGTTTCGCCGTTATAATCAATAGGTGTACGGAAATTAACATTCACTTCAACTTCACTTCTTTGATAATCCATTGACCCGTCAGCAGTGTATGCTTTCGCTGCAACTGGTGAGCTATAATTTCCAACTCCACTATCTGCTAGGTAGTAAGGATCTCCAAGAACAGTAAGATCCATAACAATCATATCAACATTATTATTTACTATTGCTTCGTTAAACATTCTAGCAACCTGAACTGCTGGAGAATCCATTGTCGATCCTCCTCCTTTACCTGTGCCGTTAGCATCTCCTACGTCAGACACATTAGGATTAGAAAATCCACTGCCTTCAGAATTTCCTTCAGATGCATTATAAGATTCTTCAGTCGACCCATTTGATCCGTTTTTTGCTAAAAGTCTAGAATCACCACTACCGTTTATATTTGTGTTTAATGCTTTATAAAATGCATTATTAAAATTAATTTCAAAGTCGAGTATATCGTCGTTTTTTCCTGTATAGATATAATCATATGTTTTAGCTGCCTGCTGTTTACGTTTTTCAATACCAACTGATGGTTGTGAAGCATTATTAAAGACTGACGAATGAACTTTATAAGGAACAACAGCATATACAAATACTTTTGGATTTTCACCGCTTACACTCCTTACTTGTTCATCAGGTACTAAGAATGTTTGAGTATGAATTCTAAACCAGTTTATCATCCCGTCTGAATCTGGAGTAAATTCTGTTGCAGCAGATTTACCATAAGAACTTAAGATGACTATTTCTTCGATAATTTGTTCAACACTAGTACCTAGCGGAAATGTAAATTCTCTAAAATCATTTGAGATTGTAACTTTTTCTGAAACATATACATCATTTTCGTTTTTTGTGTATGCTTCGATACCAAACGGGGTATTGCCTCCTTCAACCATTGACTTTGCAATAGTTCCCTTGCCAATTGGATTGGCTAATTCAGAACTTTCTGCAATTCTTCTAACAGCCGAAGCTACATTATTGTTAGTTACATATAATTCTTTATACTGATCAAAAGCAGTTTGTACTTCTTCTTGTCCAGCTTTTGGAAGCTCATTATAATTTAGTAAACCTTGCGTCTTTCTATAAAATTCGTCTACTGTCATTGCTGCATTATCACTAGTACCACTATCGGTTTGAGTGTCTAATCCTAAACTAGATGTTAGTTCTTTTGGAAACATAATAACATATTCATCTTTGTTTATTGGAGCAGGTTCTCCTTCGGCTTTTTCTCTTATACGCTTGTTCATAATAGTAGTCAAACTATTTGGACCTTTTTGTAATAATTCAAGAACACTGTCGCCACTAATTTTTATATCACTTTTAGTATGCTGTGCAATATTACTTAATGCGCTTTCGTTAAATGCGTGTGCTGAAATATTATATGCCGAGCCTCCAGCATTTACATCAAAATCCATTTTATTAATTTTTATTGGAAATACTCGTCTACCCAATGCTCCTACACTGTGCGGGTTTCCGTTATCATCAAACCCTTTAAAATCAATAATAAGAGCATACGGTGCTTTTAAGTAATCAGCGTGTCCTGCATCTAGTGCTGCAATCATTAATGTTTGTAGAAATAATCCCATACTGTATGGTTCGTGAACTACAAAACTAAAAGTAGTAGCATTAGATGTTCTAGTTGCTGTTGTCGGAGCCATAACTGAATTCATCTTTAGCTCATCAATAAAATATTCTAATTGTGCATCTGATGTTTCGTATGCTGTTAGTGCCTTTCCTGGAGCTCCACCACCCGAACGTAATACTGTTACTTGAGGTGCTTTGACACGGTATGTAGTGTTAGGAAAATTTAATTCATTAACAGTTAAACAAGCAAGGGTTATGTTATAGTTATATGACGCATATTTTTTTAATATATTATCAGTAGAACCTAAAATTGTATTTGGATTTAGTGCTGTTTGTGTTATTACTTCGGCTGCTTGTTCAAATGATGGTGCTGACAAACCTATCTTATTAGCAACATCAATTGTTGAACCGGTCAAGACATCTTCAACACTATCTTTAAAACTGTCAATAACTTTAATACCACTATTAAGAGCATTAGATCCTTGACGAAGTAAGTTTTCAGCTTGCGCAGACGGATCTGATAATAGAGATTCTCCAACGCCTTTAGCACGTTCAAGACTTTGCTGGGCTATTTTTGTTGCTCTAGGGATTGCCATTTTAGTATCCTAAAAATTTTTGTAATTGATCTTGCTTTGGCAAATATATTTTTATACCAGCAACTAAGTCAAATACAGGATCTTTTAATATGTCCATATTTCGTTGTGCAAAGACCCACCAAAGTTTTGATGTTCCGTAAACTGAATAAGCTAATAAGTCGGGTCTATGTGTAAACTGTGGTTGTACTTCATACAACACATCGTCATCTTGCTTAGGCACTGGACGAATTGTTAACACATCCAAGTATTGATTATTTTGTATTTTTGTTCTTCCCCAGGGGCTTTGCGATGAATATGACATTAAATAAATCCTCCACCATTTCCGCCGCCGCCTAAGTAATCACCTTTAACAAAAGAACCTAAACTAAACTGTGATACTTTTGCTCTTGAGAATACCGGAGTAACAGTAACAGAAACTTGACTTTGTGCTGGTGCCCATCCAACTAAATCGCCAGTACCCGGATCGCTAGTTGTAACATCAACTCCTACATCACCTTCAACTTTTGTTTTAATATAATCAACATCTGCAGGCAGGTCAACAGTAAAGTTTCTAATTGCAACAGGAACTTTTGGAAATACAAAGTCTCCGTAACCAGATAATTTTACAAGGGGCGGAGGTGCTCCGGAATTATCATCCGTTCCGTAATTCATTTTTGTTATACTTCTTAAGTAGTGTACCATTGCTGTCCAATACTGTGCATCTTTTGCATTTTCGCAGAAAAAATCTCCAGTAATAACAATATCTTCAATTTGGCTGTTTTGGTATTGCGGAAAGGGATAATTACTATGTACAGGCTGCAATGCATCATAGTTGGCAGTATGTTGAACTAATATTGTAGGAGTATAAGGAAAAACTAATCCGTTAGTTTCTATTAAAGGATCAAAAATTGTACCAGCATCTTTTCCAACAAAGCCCGGCGGCAAACTTAATTTGACACGCCAGTCGTTACTGCCACTAGGCTCTCTAGCAACTGTCTGTGTTTTTAGTGCAGGCATCGAACTAGGGCCATTTAGTAGTGCTTTTAATAGGCCACCAGCAGGGCCTATAGCATCAAGTGCAGAGTTAGCAAGTTTGCTTCCTAAACCTTTAGCTGTATTTTCAACAGAGCTTTGGAGGTTTTCTACATTTGATTGTATTATTTTCTTTAATGCCATTTTGGTAATCTCCTATAAGTATTTAGTTGACAGAATTAAGTATGTAGTTTATAATAGAGTAATAACCTGGAGAAATATATGCGTAGAGTAAATTATCTTAATAATAAAGATATGTTAAAAGAGATACACAAATCAAAAACTAACTTTTGTAGTTATATTGAGCCCGAATACAATCAATATGATATAATTTTATTAGATATTAGTAAAATTAATATAAGGACCATTGCAGAAGCTAAAAGAAACAAAGCAAAAAGACTAACACTAGCTGATTTTGAAGCACGTAAACTAGCAGGTGAAAAGGTTAAACAAGCTGAGTGCGAAGTTGATTACAAAAAAATTACAAAAGAAGAACTAATTTTTAGAATTATGACGTTTGATCATATTCCAGAAGAACCTGGTCGTAAGAAAAATCCTAAAACAATAGCAGACACAAAAGTTAAGTTAAATTTTCCACCATTTGTGCATTACAAGTTCAACGAAGACGGTGAACTAGTGTTAATCGGAAAGAGTCACTGGGAAGGTGGTATGGAAAACGGAAACTTTAGTATGAGACACGCTAAAGCAACAGACGAGCTTGCTCGAATGTGGATTAAATTATGTGAAAGGTATGCAACAAGGGGAAATGTACGTGGATATACATATAATGACGAAATGCGAGGACAGGCAATCTTACAATTATCACAAATTGGTCTACAGTTTGATGAATCAAAGTCCAACAATCCATTCGCTTATTACACAGCCGCCGTTACCAATTCCTTTGTCAGAGTTATTAACCTCGAAAAACGAAATCAAAACATTAGAGACGACATACTCGAAATGAATGATATGAATCCTAGCTACACTAGGCAGCACAATGCTGAATGGGATGCTGCTATGAAAAGAGAACAGGCTGAAAAAGCCGCAAAAAACACTTGACTTTAAGATATAAAGATAGTATTATATTATTGTATATTATGGAGAACTTAAATTGTTTAAGAAAGCAGCCGTCTTTACAGACATCCACTTTGGATTAAAAAGCAATTCAAAAGTACACAACCAAGACTGTGAAGACTACATAGATTGGTACATTGAACAAGCAAAAGCTAACGGTTGCGAAACTGGTATTTTCTGCGGAGATTGGCACCACAATAGAAATTCGCTTAATCTTACTACTATGGACGCAACAATTCGTAGTATGGAAAAACTAGGTAAAGCATTTGATCAGTTTTACTTTTTTGACGGTAACCACGATTTATATTATAAAGACAAAAGAGATGTAAATTCAACAGCATTTGCAAAACATATCCCTGGCATTACGTTTGTAGACGAAATTACTACAATTGAAGATGTAACTATTGTGCCGTGGCTTGTAGGTGATGAGTGGAAAAAACTTAGAAAATTAAAAAGCAAATATGTATTTGGTCATTTTGAACTTCCTAGTTTTTATATGAACGCTATGGTACAGATGCCTGACCACGGAGAGCTTAGAGCAGAAGATTTTGCTAATCAATCATATGTGTTTAGTGGACATTTTCATAAACGTCAACAGCAAGGTGTTGTACATTACATAGGTAATGCATTTCCTCATAACTATGCCGATGCTTGGGACGATGATAGAGGTATGATGATACTCGATCGCGAGAATAACAAAGAGCCTGAGTATCTTAATTGGCCAAATTGTCCTAAATACCGCACAATTAAACTTAGTAAACTAATAGACGAAGCTGATTCTTTTATTAAACCTAATATGTACTTGCGAGTTAACTTAGATTTGCCAATTAGCTACGAAGAAGCAAGTTTTATTAAGGAAACATTTATTAATCAATATAAATGTCGTGAAATTAGTTTAATTCCACAAAAACAACTAGAAGAAATTAGCACACAACTAGATATACAACAGTTTGAAAGTGTCGATCAAATTGTTGCTGGTGAAATATCCGCAATCGACTCAGACAACTTTAACAAAAAGATGCTAATGGACATTTATAACGAACTATGATAAAAATTAAAGACCTCACAGTACGAAACTTTATGAGTGTAGGTAATCAAACTCAGGCCGTAGACTTTAATCGAGAACAACTTACACTTGTACTTGGTGAAAACTTAGACCAAGGTGGCGATGACAGTGGTTCACGTAACGGTACTGGTAAAACTACTATCATTAATGCATTATCATATGCATTGTACGGAAAAGCACTTACAAATATTAGAGCAAACAATTTAATTAATAAAACTAACAGCAAAGGTATGTTAGTTACGCTACATTTTGAAAAAAATAATGTAGATTACAGAATTGAACGAGGTCGTGGACCTAATTTATTAAAATTCTTTGTAGATGAACAAGAACAAGATTTAACAGACGAATCACAAGGTGATAGTCGTAAAACACAAGAATTTATTAACGACTTATTAGATATGAGTCACGATATGTTCAAACATATTGTTGCACTAAACACATATACCGAACCGTTTTTAAGTATGAGGCAAAACGATCAACGTGCAATTATTGAACAGTTGCTTGGTATTACTATTCTTAGTGAAAAAGCTGATCATCTTAAAGATCAAACTAAACAAACTAAAGATGCTATTACCGAAGAAACATTAAAAATTAATGCTATTCAAAGTGCAAACGAAAAAATTCAAACAACTATTGATAGTTTAAGTAGCACACAACGTGCTTGGCTATCTAAGAAAGATCAAGACTGTACAAAATTACAATCAGGCATTACTGAATTAGAAAAGTTAGATATTGATGCAGAGTTAGAAGCCCACGAAAAATTATCTAACTGGACACAGCACAATAACGCTATTTCTGCTCTTAAAAAAGAATTAAGCACACTTGAGCCGGCATTAGTACGTGCTACTAGGAGTGTTGAAAAGGCACAAAAAGATATTGCTGATTTAGAAGATGCTACGTGTTATACTTGCGGTCAAGAGCTTCACGCAGATAAAAAAGCTGAGATTGCAGAGCGCAAATCTAAAGAGCTTATGGATGCTACAACATATCAAGCAGAAATTGAAACTAAAGTAAATGATGTATTAAAAGGTCTTGAAGATATCGGCGATATTAACGGTAAGCCTAGTGTATTTTATGAAACTGCGAAAGAAGCATACGATCATAGACAGAATGTTGACAGTTTAAAACAAGCACTTACTAATAAGAAAGACGAAACTGACCCGTATCAAACACAAATCGACGAGTTAACTGCAACTGCAATGCAAGATATTGACTGGAGTTCTGTTAATTCACTTACTGAATACAAAGAGCACCAAGAGTTTCTAATGAAACTGCTTACAAACAAAGATAGTTTTATTCGTAAAAAAATTATTGATCAAAACTTAGCATACTTGAACAATAGGCTTACATATTATCTTGATAAGTTAGGGTTGCCGCATCAAGTTGTATTTCAAAACGACCTTGCTGTTGAAATTACCCAATTAGGACAAGAATTAGACTTTGATAACTTGAGTAGAGGTGAACGTAATAGACTTATACTTGGTATGAGCTTTGCATTCCGTGATGTTTGGGAAAGTTTATATCAGAAGATTAACTTAATGTTTATTGATGAACTTATTGACAGCGGTATGGACACTGCTGGTGTTGAAAATGCACTAAGTGTTCTTAAAAAGATGGGAAGAGAAGGTGACAAGAATGTTTATCTTATCTCACACAAAGACGAACTTGTAGGTCGTGTTAACTATGTTATGAAAGTTATTAAAGAAAACGGGTTTACAAGTTACGAAAATGATATCGATATTGTAGAATGATAGACGACGACACACACGATAAGTTAACAAAGGCGTATATAGAATATTTCAAGTCTAACGAATCGTTTGAGTCTCGCAAGAGTCATAGAACACACGCTGCCAGTAGGCGTTGGTTACGAGAAATTCGAAAACTTGCAAAAGAACGTATGGATGAGATACACGACACGTATCAACTCAAGAAAGAGGCAAAACGTAAAGGCAAATAATAAGTATCACTATGAAGTGGACTTATCAAGGCAAAGAGATAGATAACATACCAGACGAATACGAAGGTTTTGTCTATCTTATTACCAATACCACTACAGATCAAAAATACATAGGCAAGAAACTAGCAAAATTTAAAACTACTAAGCCACCTCTAAAAGGCAAAAAAAATAAAAGACGAGGCACCAAAGAAAGCGATTGGCGAACTTACTGGGGATCCAGTGACAGACTAAACGCAGATGTTGCTAACCTAGGCGAAGATAAATTTACAAGAGAAATACTATACCTATGTAAAGGTAGGGGCGAAA